TATTGAATACCTTGACATGAAACTCTTTGAACAATCCCCCAATTTTCATTCTAAATATCAAGACGAAGCAGTTGTAAAACGCGCTCTTCTTTTTACATCTATAGCTGGTAAGGTCCTTCTTTGAAATACCGACACTAATTTTTCGAATGTCCTTGAACGTGATACGACCAGTTGGATTGTCAATGCTCGTAATCACATTTTCCTCTACAAAAGCCTCCTTTTTAAGTTTTTCATGAGTTAATGCCAGCTCTTCACTAGTTGTGGAGTTGAGCTTAATTTGTTTCTTTACAACACCATTTACAGGCAACGCATATGGAATCACAGGAATGTCCCAAAACATGTTCAAATTAATTGGTTGATTCAAATACGCTATTTTTGTTTTGGTGGATATATAAATATCAGAAGATGTTGGCACATCATTGTTGACATCATTTAGAGTTTCTAAATCTTCGCATTCATCTCCAGATGATGCGTCACAATTGTATCCAGACGACACAAAGTCTGCCCATTCATCATCTATATTTGAAAGCGCGTCAGTCATAAACTTGTCCGTTAGTTACAATCTCTGTTTTTCTCTTTATGTCCTTTATATTTATTTTTGTTTCAATTATTTTCTTTTATATATAGTATAAAGATGTATTCAAACAAACACGTCGTCAGCTATGAAAAAAGCAAGAGTATACCTATTCAGCAAACTATAAACAAAACTCACGAATACGGGCTCAAACAGAATTTCTTTGATCCCACAAAAAGCTCACCTCCCAACGAGTTCATGTTGAAGTTGCGGATGCGAGCATCGTTATATAGTTCCGTTGATAGAACCCTTGGCCAGAAATGTTGACAATCGTGACAATGAATACAATAAATGGATTTGATTATCGGAATTCTCAGAGTGTATCAAATTTTCAACAAATGACAAAAACTCCGGGGTTACAGTAGAATTTCGAATAATATAATTCAAAAAATCTTTGATTATATTTTTCGTATCGATGTTATACTGTGTGCGAATCGAGACAACGTAATCACAAATTGATTCGAGTTTCTCTCGTTGTTCTAATTTTGAAAACAAAATGGCCCATACATTATCATCAATAATATTGAAATTGGTATTTGTAATATCCTGATTTGATTGCATAAAGTTGATCATACTTCGAATGTCGGACCTGTATAATTTTTGGATACATCCAAGCGATTGTTCACTCATATTTAAATTCTCTGACACCGAAATATGATTCAAAAATTTGATAATGTCGCTTTTTGGCAGCTGATTAAACCGCAAGCGAATAAACTCATTTTGTAGTCCCTCATCGATTTTACTAATATAATTACATATAAGGCAAAATCTTACGGTGCTTGAATAATGCTGTAAGAGATAACGGAGTGCCTGTTGGGCATTTTTTGTCATATAATCAACTTCGTCCAAAATAACAAATTTCATTCCATCGCGGAAGAGTGGTTTGGAATTTACGAAACAACTTATTTGATTGCGAATGATGTCAATCCCTCTCTCGTCGGAGGCATTTAAGTGTATGATAAGATCTTTATTTCTCTTGTTCAACTTGGATTGATATGAGTCGATTAGATTAATAATTGTTGTCGTTTTTCCTGTTCCTGGAGGGCCATAGAATAATAAGTTGGGGAAATAGGATGTCTCGATAATGTTGGATAGGATTTGTTTGTTCAATGGATCTAGCACGATATCATCAAACATGGTTGGTCTATATTTCTCTACAAATGGTATGAATTCCTTATTTGTGTTCATTATATTACTTTCCAGGAGTTGTATTTAATATATAATTGAATCAAATAATGCGCGAAACTATATTTGAAAATACAATAATAATGTCTGGATATTTGGAACTGATCATTGGGCCGATGTTTTCGGGGAAAACATCCAAATTGCTGGAGATTTACAAACAGTGTGAGTTTTGTGGAATACGCGTAGTTATTGTGAATCACGCAATTGACACAAGATACGACTCTCTTTTCGAAAATCAACCTTTAGAAAAGGTTGAACCAAACCAAGAAACAATTCCTTTGCCCAATTTTGACTCAACTTTTCCCAAAACTGGATGTCTAAAAGTGGATACGATGTTATCTAGTCACGACAAGGTAACCGCTCCTTGTATTCGTGCTGCCACATTAGACGAAGCGCGCAAAACTAATATTTTCCAGGATGCTGAGGTTATTTTGATTAATGAAGGACAGTTCTTTGATGACTTGTATGAGTTTGTTGTTGATATGCTAAAAGAGAAAAAAAAGATATATATTTGTGGTCTTGATGGAGATTTTGAGCGCAAACCAATTGGCACTATTTTGAGTTTGATCCCTTTGTGTGACAATGTTACCAAGTTGACATCACTGTGCTCCATATGCCGCAATGGAACTCTGGGGATATTTTCAATGCGTTTGACAGAAGAGAAAAGCCAAATCCTTGTGGGTGTTGATAACTATGTGCCTGTTTGTCGAATGTGTTATGAGAGAAAATAAAATTGAAAGTATTTTACATTTGTTGGTAGAGGTAATCTAAAATACAATATGTCAAAGGTTTATGTAGTTGTCGAAAACGGGGAGCTGTATCCAGTTCTGTATAGCAGTTACGAATCTGCTCGCAAAGCAGTTACTACCAAATATGCTGCTGAATTGAGAGAGGAATGGGAAGAGGTAAAAGAAATGAATGACCCGGATTACCAGATGGCATCAGTTATTGTTGATGAGTCCGTTACAGGCACGACAGAGCTCTATATTGAGAAAGGTATCAACATCATTGTACAGCGATACAATATTCCAAATGAATCAGCGTAAAAATAAAATCAGCACAAAGTATATTATAAAACAATTTAAATTAGTCTTGCGTAATTAATAAAATGTCAACTGTAAAACCAAAACGTGGAAGAAAGGCGAAGAAGGAGGAAGAGAATCCAAACCAAGAAGGGTTCGTTGAAGAAAATACAATCCAGATGGTTTTTCAAGAGGATGTAGATTTTTCTCAAGAAAAAGCAGATTTTGCTCCACTTTTGGAAAATGATGTGGATTTTGCTTCACTTTTGGAAAAGGTGGATCAACCCTTGGAAAAGGCAGATGTTGACATCCCAAAGAAGCGAGGTCGCAAGCCAAAGGGTGGAAAAATTATCCAACAAGTTGTTGCGACCGGTGACAATAAGGTAAACAAGCCAAATGTTATCCTACATTTAAAGTGTTCGCTGAAAGATATCCATTTTTCTACTTCTTCCCAGTCTAATATTCAATGTTTTAATTTCGAGACAAATAAGAGTGATTTATCATATGAAATAATCAGCAACAACGAAAATCCACTTTTTGAAAAAGTGGAGCAAAAGTGGGCTCCCTCTCCCGAAGGGAGCAGCAGAGGGAAGGGGCTTTGCCCCAGTGTCGAGCAAAAGTTTTGTTCTCTTTTCGAAAAAGAGTCATCGTGCTGTGATGAGGAACAAGAAGATGATTACAAAAAGGACAATGAACTCAAAGAGGTTTGGAAGAAGTTGAAGTCGTTAGAGCACAATCTACACGTAAACAACATCAGTGACAAGAAATCCGCCTGTTTCTGGTGTACATATGAATTTGACAATCCTCCAATTTATATACCAAAGAGCTATATGAAGGAAACGTATAATGTATATGGTTGTTTCTGTAGCCCCGAGTGTGCTGTTGCGCATTTGATGGAGGAGAATATTGATAGCTCGGCAAGATTTGAGAGATATCACATGATAAATCACATCTATACAAAGGTATACAATTATACAAAAAATATTAAGCCTGCCCCCAACCCATATTACATGTTGGACAAGTTTTATGGTAATTTGAGTATTCAAGAGTATCGCTCATTATTGCGTAACGAGCGTCTTTTTTTGATTGTTGATAAGCCGCTGACCCGCATTTTGCCCGAACTTCATGAAGATAACGACGATTTCATCATCAACAACAAAATTATTCCGTCGAACACTTACCAAATAAAGAAAAAAGTTCAGCGAAAACAGCAGAGTAAGAATACGATACTCAATGAGAAGTTTGGGTTCTAACACGGGGGCTCCGCCCCCGTAAACCCCCTCCCCAGTAAAAGGAAATAACCATTTTACGAGTTTTATAAAAATTCGTAAAATAATTGTTAGAAATGGGGCTTCGCCCCTGCCGACCTGTGTGGTCGGTGGGACGAGATGAGACCATATATAGTCACAATTATTTCAACATTCAAAATGCCCGCGAGGGGCGAAGCCCCGTTTATCTCCATTTTAAACATTTTTAGTCTCGCCACGCTCCTTGCGAGCAGTATAGTCTCGCATATTATCGTCCAAACGGGAACGTAGTTGTTTATAAATTTCTTGATTGACTGACTTTACGGGTAGTGCCTTTTTTTCAGTTAAACCCAAGTAATTACGAATCACCTTCAAATGATCATAATCAAACTCTTTTAGCTTTTCTCTCACAGTTATTTCGGTATAATCTGTTTGGCGGAGCACAATTTGGACCTTATCTTCAATTTCAACATTTTCAACAAAGGTGATTTTATCGTCCATGTATGAATTAGCTAAATTAATTTTTAAACTGTATTAAACGAATTGCTATATAGTAATCAATGACTTCTAATACATTTAATACCGCTCCATTGATGAATGAAGTAAATGAGTGTTTAACGAGAGGCCTACATACCATACTGAATAATTTTATGGATGATCATAGAATGTACAAGGATACGTATGAGGGAGTTATGCGTCTACCTTGTATGAGAGCTATATCTGGTACAAAGCCTCCGCAAATTGAAACTGATAATATGGTTGAACAGTTGAAACAGCAAGTTGCTCAGCTAGAAGATGAAATTGTGCGGTTGAAGTTGTTGGTGAATACCAAGTCTATTACGCATTCTGCGAGTGTTATGACTGATTCGGTCACTGTACCTTCGGTCACTGTACCTTCGGTCACTGTACCTTCGGTCACTGTACCTTCGGTAGAAAAGGAGAATATTACTTTGGTCTTGGAGGTTGATCAGTTTGATAATGCTGAGGAGGAAGAGGAGGAAGAGGAGGATGAGGAGGATGAGGAAGAGGATGAGGAGGATGAGGAGGATGAGGAAGAGGATGAGGAAGATGAGGAAGAGGATGAGGATGAGGAGGAACAAGTCAAGACGATTGTAGAGGAGGAACAAGTCAAGACGATTGTAGAGGAACAAGTCAAGATGATTGTAGAGGAGGAATCAGCTGTAAATGAACAAGAGGAATCGGCTGATGGCGAGGAGGAGGAGTTGTTCGAAATTGAAATTGACGGCGTTTCCTATTGTACCGGCGATGAAGACAAGGGTATTATTTATGAATTGACTGCGGACGGGGAAGTTGGTAAAAAGGTTGGTTATTTGAAGGCCGGTGAACCTTTTTTTTATTAGAGTAATATATGAATAAATTGTGTGCCCCCGCTATTATTTATTTACTATTTTCAATCACACAAATGCTTATTGATATGTACAAAGGCCTATATAACACTGTGGGAATGAAGGCAATTGTCACAATAATGGTAACCTTGCTGTTAAATATTTTGTGTGAACGTGGTTTAGGTGTCATTTCTTGGATAATTGTGTTTATTCCATTTGTCTTGATGACTGTTATCGTCAGCATGTTATTATATGTATTTGGCCTTGATGTTGCGAGTGGAACAATAAATAAAAAACAGGATATAGATAATGTAAAACTCGACGAAAAAGGCAATATACTTATTTATGACCCATATTACAATCCATTGATAAATCCGGTATATTACAAAAAACCAAATGTGATTGTTCCCAAACCTCTAGAAAAACCTCTTAACCAGACACAAGGTCCAAATATTTTTTCGACTAGTGATCCAGCATATACAAGTTAGCCCATTTATTAAATGGTTTGTGTGCCATTTGAAAGGTGTAATAAAGTGATTTAAAAAAATATCACTTTATTAAGTAACATGACACCCTTTACTATGCTCGCTCTATTTACAAATGGCTCATTTATCATACTCTTGTTGAATGACTATTTTCGCACAAACTTTCCAGATAATTACAATCGCTTTTGGATAAATGTAATGTATTATTGTATTTACACATTCAGTAAAATCCAGCACACAACTAACAAATATATTATTGGACCTATCAACTCATTTATCGATCATTATACAAGATCGTATAATGAAAAAAATATTCACTTTGTATTTGATGATGAAGTCACGTGTATTACCAATACAATTAGATTATTTCAAGATATCCCATACATGTATGATTTTATCATCTATACAAAGAAGAATGAGAGAAATAAACTGAAGAAACTCATACACGGGATACCAAATGATGATAAATTTGAATGTGAGGAGTCAAACATCAAATTCATTTTGGTTGAAATAGAATTTGATAATCAAACGCTTAAAATCGATTTTAAACCCAACTCGCATGATAATTATTATGTAGTTGGTAACATTTTCAACGCGACATTTATACGTTATTTGTTGGCAACATATTATGTGGTTGATGAACTTCCTGATGAATACAAACTGAATATACTTGATCATTCTGTAAATCGAATTGAAGTTGATGAGACAAAGTCGATCAAGATTGAGAAGAATGGATATTCAATAATAACTGCCGTTCGTTAAATAAAAGTTATAATTGATAAAGAAAACAATATAAAAAAATTGAGTGAATTATGTACAAATGGTAACCCATGAAACTACGATGACAACCCCTAGTGCGTCAGAGGAGCACAATTTGTTATCAGACAGGTGGACTCTTTGGGCGCATCTACCTCATAACACGGACTGGAGTATTCAAAGTTATATCAAGATATACACTTTTACTACAGTCGAGGAAACCATTGCTGTGACAGAAACCCTACCTAGTATCCTTGTTGAAAATTGTATGTTATTTATGATGCGCGATGGCATTAAACCTACTTGGGAAGACCCCAAAAACCGCAACGGTGGTTGTTTTTCGTATAAGATTTCAAACAAAATAGTGCATAAGGTTTGGAAGGAGTTGAGTTATGTCGTAGTTGGGGGCACTGTTAGCAAACAGGCGGGGTATGTTAACAATGTTACGGGGATTACCATTTCACCAAAGAAAAATTTCTGTATTATAAAAATTTGGATGGCTGATTGCTCGAATCAAAACCCTGAACTAGTTACGAGTGATTTAAAGGGGATCAGCCCCCAAGGTTGTTTGTTCAAGAAACATATGCCGGAGTACTAAATCCACCTTTAAAAAATCCACCTTTAGAAAAGGTGGAGCCAAATCCGGGAAAAAAATAAAACCAAAAATAAAGTTTATAGACATATCTTATTTTTATTACCATCTATGATAATAAAAATACTTAAAATAAAATATATTATACGGCATTAAAATATATACTTGGATTTTGCTCCACCATCTCTTTTTTAAAAAGAGAACAAAACTTTTGCTCCACCATCTCTTTTTATAAAAAGAGAACAAAACTTTTGCTCCACCATCTCTTTTTTAAAAAGAGAACAAAACTTTTGCTCCACTTTTTCCAAAAGTGGATTTTACTAAAAGTGGAAAAACAATATAAACATTTTTTTTATCATAAATTAATGAAGACAGTAGAGATCGACAAGAAGCCATACGTTGTAAATGACGACGAGTTCAGTAAATTGGATATAGATAAATTCTGTAATGTGAAGATTCTTTTGAAGTTAAGTTTATATGAACGAGTTATTTCTCTCATACAGGATATTTCCAAACAACTTGATCTAAAGAATTGTGTTATAATCAATCCTACTCATGGTGGGTTTGTCCCAATTGCTTGCTCACCTAATTTTGAAAATGTTTACATTTCGAATGTTTCCCCTGAACATAGTGCCAACATTGCTACGAACATTGCCAAATATGGTGTTAGTAATATAAATTCTCTTTTAGAAAAAGAGAACAAAAATCCGTCTCCACTTTTGGAAGAAAATTTATTCATGTTTGTAGAGAAATCAAAAGACGTAAATTATCAATTACTTATCAAACCCAAGCCATCATTCGTGTTAACGGAAACTAACCCTACAGTTGCGCACATGTATCACAAGGCCTACAAACTGACTGGCACAGACTTATCGCTCTATGTATCCAAAGAGAAGCACGATGATTTTCAAAGAAAATTTTCCTATTATATTAACAATGAGACCACCGAATTGTTCTACGATAACCTTATCAATTTGTGTATCATGGTCAAGAATGGTGGACCACAATTCGAGGACATGTTAATGAAAAATATGCCGGTAATTGATGAATGGACGATTCTGGATACAGGTAGCACAGATGATACACTCGCAATAATCAACAAAGTGCTAGTGGGCAAGAAGCGTGGTAACTTGTATCAAGAACCATTTATTAATTTTCGCGATAGTCGCAATCGATTGATTGAGCTCGCAGGGAAACGTTGTAAATATATTTTGATGCTAGATGACACATACCGAATGGAAGGCAACTTGCGCGGATTTTTAAATGATATGAGGGCTGATCAAATGTCCGATTCCCTCAGTTTGTATATCAAGAGTGATGATGTTGAATATTCATCGAACCGAATTATCAAAACGAACAGGGATCTCAAGTATTTGTACAGAATCCATGAAGTCATACAAGAACATAACAATATGAATGTAATTATTCCTAATTATGAGGCTAACATTTTAGATGGAAGATTTGAATACATGGAAGAGAGAACCCATAACCGCAAACAGCTGGATTTAAAGTTACTGTATGAGGAATTAGAGGAAGATCCCGACAATCCAAGAACACACTATTATTTGGCGCAAACATATAATTTACTTGGAGATCATGAGAATTGTTACAAGTGGTATCTCGCAAGAATGAATCACCCCAAACCAGGATTTCTTCAAGAAAAGGTCGATGCCGTATTTGAAGCGGCGCGGCAAGCCAATTTTAGTCTTAATCGGCCATGGCCGGAGTGTGAGGAATTATATTTGAGGGCGTATGAGCTGGACAAAACAAGACCCGATTCGCTATATTTCTTGGGTATTCATTATTATTTGGAGGGGTCAAGACAAATTGCCTATAATTATTTCAAGAAGGGGTTCGAGCTTGGATATCCAGTTCACTGCCAATACGGATTAAAGCCGACACTGAGCTATCATTTCTTGCCAAAATTCTTGACGGAATTGTGTTATGAATTCAAAAATTATGAGTTGGGAGAACAATCCGCAAAGTTTTTCTTACAGAATAATCCTTCTACTGCTGATGGATATGAGGTCCAGTTATCATGGCATAATATCTTTGTTAATTTGAACAAGATGAATGTTCCTGCCAAAATTGAGGTGAGGAGTGATAAGCCGTTATTGTGCTTTGTTGCTGATGGGGGATTCGAGCCTTGGACGGGAGCAGATATTTTGACAAAGGGGGTTGGCGGCTCAGAGACGTATATTATTGAAATGGCGCGTTATATTCAAGAACATGGGCATTTCAAAGTTGTTGTGTTCTGTAATTGTATTAACTCAAGTGTCTTTGAAGGTGTGGATTATATTCCACTGGATCATTTTCAGCCAGTTGCGAAACAAGTCAAGATTGATACTTGTATCATTAGTCGTTTTACAGAGTATGTTCCCGTCGCAATCCAGGGCCAAGTGGATAATATATATATTGTGTTACATGATTTGACACCTTCGGGGTGTGTTATTCCAATGAGTCCAAAGTTGAAGCAAATCTTCTGTTTGAGTGAGTGGCATGTGGGGTATTTCTTGGAGCGGTTTCCAATATTCAAGGATATAACAGCACCATTTTACTATGGGACGGGGGGTAGATCCCCCTCCCTTCGGGACCCCCCTCACGGAGACACCAGATCATCGCTAAGGGACCCCCCATCTGTAAAGGATTTTTTAACAACCACGGGGGGCATTCCTTCAGGAGGGGGGGTCCCGAAGGGAGGGGGGAAACCCCCCGTATTTATATACTCATCATTCCCAAATCGCGGACTATTACAATTGTTACAAATGTGGCCAAGAATTGTTTCTAAATATCCAAATGCTTCTCTACATATTTATGCTGATGTAGATGGTAAGTGGGTGAATTCAGTTGAGCCTAATAAAATGTCTCAAATCAGGCAACTATTGAATTATTACAAAGATATCAAATCAATCAATATTGTGTATCATGGTTGGGTGAGTAAGAGCACGTTAACTGCGGCGTGGCTTGAAGCCGATTATTGGTTGTATCCGTGTACATTCATGGAAACCTTTTGCTTGACCGCACTGGAAGCCGCTATTTCCAAGACGGTTTGTATTACCAATGGTCTTGCTGCGCTTCAAAACACTGTTGGCGACAGGGGAGTTTGTGTTGACGGTGATGCGACGACTCGCGAGTGGCAAGATAAGGCATTGGAAGCTCTGTTTTCAATTATGGAAAATAAGGATGCGAGAGAAACGTTAATTGAGAAAAATTATCAGTGGGCATCGAAGTTAACGTGGAAAAATCAGGCATACAAGTTGGTGAACGAGTATCTCATACGGGGGCCAAGCCCCCTCCCTTCGGGACCCCCTCTTATTATAGGAGACATAATTCCTTCTGTAGTGGGGGTTAACTCATTACAGCTCCC